GCACAAGATCGTGTGGAGCGCATTGCTACGGATGCTAGGTCTGCGAACGGTGGAATGACTTTAAGGCCGCGTGCAAGACCTGAGATGGTGTCTCGCAATAATGTTGAGCCAATTGATGCTTATGGTCTGATGGCAACCCCTGCTGCTCCTGAGACTTATGTTAATCCATATTCTGTTGGCGGCGGCTTTAGAGAAACAGCTCCCCTACCGATGAATTACGCAGAAGATTTTATAGGTGACATTTTTGACCGTGCTGAGAGTTATCAAAGGCGGCCTACGGACGTTCTTGACGCAGACCCGCGTATCCGCGCAGAGTTTAAACTGAATAGAATGTTTCAAGGCGGCCCTGTTTACCCTGACGACCCAGAGATGACCAATCAAGATTACTTGGCTCTTCTGCCGCCTAATCTTGCGCAGATGGTTCGCCCAGAAGGGTCAGCGGCGGGTATGCCGAGGGCTTTGCCAAGCATGGTGCGCCCAGAGGGGTTAGCGGCAGGTATGCCTGCAGCGCCGACACAGATGGTTCGCCCAGAAGGGCCAGCGGCGGGTATGCCGCAAGCACCCGTGCAGCGCTACGCTGATCCTACGCAAGACCCGTTGTTTATGCAGTTTATGGCAAGGCAAGTCGATCCAAAGACGTTTGAAGTGCTATATACGGGGCGCAGTGGCGAGCGCAACTTGCAGCGTCAATATGAGGCTTATTTGAGCTTTATGATGGCAAAAGAGGGTAGAGGTTAGCCTTGCCTACCAAGCGCAAATCTGGGCCGAATTTAAGTGTGGGTCGTGGCGAAAAGTTGCCAGTCAGCAAGGGTGCTGGCCTGACAGCAAAGGGCCGAGCAAAGTATAATAAGGCAACGGGTAGTAAGCTAAAGCCGCCTGCCCCTAACCCTAAGACCAAGAAAGACGCGGCGCGTAAAAAATCGTTTTGTGCGCGTTCTCAGGGTTGGACGGGTGAGCGGGGCAAAGCGGCACGCAGAAGGTGGGATTGTTAAATGGCGTTATCTACATTTGCAGAGCTTAAATCGAGCATCGCGGACTTTCTAAACCGCGATGATTTAACGTCTGTAATACCTGATTTTATTAAGTTGGCTGAAACTGACTTTAATAGAAAAATTAGGCATTGGCGCATGGAGAATAGGGCGTCTGCTGAGGTTGACGGTCAGTATAGTGCAATACCTGCAGACTTTCTTGAGCCGATAAGATTGCACATTGAAACAGGTGATTATCGCCCTGTTGAGCTTATTAGTCATCATCAGCTAAGGCAGCGCCGCGAGGCGAGTTTGGACACGTCTGGAAAGCCTGCGTTTTATGCATTTACGCAAGGTGAAATAGAACTATACCCCACGCCTGATGCGACCTATAGCTTAGAGCTTTATTATTATTCGCGGATTTCTGCATTAAGCGATAGCAATACAAATAATTGGCTTCTGACGTATTTTCCTGATGCTTATTTGTATGGTTCTTTGATACACTCCGCGCCCTATTTGGCTGAGGATCAACGTATTACGACTTGGGCGTCTCTGTATGCTGCAGCGGTGCAGGCGATAAATGAAGAAAGCAATCAGGCTAAATATGGCGGCGCTGGGTTGCGTATGAAAATAAGGAGCTACTGATGAGCTTTACCGACTATCTTGAAGATGCACTACTAAAGCATGTGTTTACGAACACGTCCTACACAAGCCCGACGACTATTTACGTTGGGCTTCATACAAGCGCCGATACAGATGCTTCGGCTGGCACTGAGGTCAGCGGCAGCGGTTATGCGCGGCAAAGCGCATCGTTTAGTGTGTCTGGCACAAATCCAACTGAGGCGGCTACAAGCGCAGCCATAGAATTTCCAGCGGCTACGGCAAGCTGGGGTACTGTGAGTTACGCGGCTGTTTATGACGCAAGCTCTGGTGGAAACCGCTTGGCTTGGGCGCAGCTTACTGATCCAAGTGACTTTTCCACGGCTCTGCCTAAAACTATTGAAACGGGAGATGTGTTTAGGATTAGCGCGGGCAACTTAAAAGTGAGACTTGACTAATGTCCACGATAGTCACGAGATCAGGCAAGGGTAGCCCGCTTACGCACGCAGAGGTCGATGCGAACTTCACCAATCTGAACTCAGATAAGGTAGAAAGTAGTACGATCAGTACGTTTGGCGCGTCCTTAATTGATGACGCGGATGCGTCTGCGGCGCGAACTACGTTGGGGCTTGGGTCTGCGGCGACTTCTGCAACGACTGATTTTGAACCGGCTGGGACCAGCGTGGCCCTTGCAATAGCTTTGGGGTGAGATACGATGGCAAATACATTTAAAGTTGTAACCAAGGCAGGGGTCACAACGCTTGACGACATTTACACGGTTGCAGGGTCCACAACCACGATTATCATAGGTCTGGTCTTAGGCAACACAACGTCATCGCAAATTACAGCTACTGTCACTCTGTCGTCTGACACGGCTGGTCGTGCAGGTAACAACGACGAAGCAAACCAAGACGTTGAGATTGTGACTTCAGTACCTATTCCAGCTAATTCATCTCTGTCTGTGTTAGACGGTAAGATCGTGATGGAAGCGACAGACATCCTTAAAGTCTCATCCTCTGGCGCAACAGATGTTATCCTGAGTATCTTGGAGCAAACCTAATGAGTGGTTACTTAGGCACAAAAGCTGTTCTCCTCAGCACAACCGCTGCAAGCGTTGGTGGAGATAGCACAGTCGGCGGTGATCTGACCGTAGACACCAATACGCTTTACGTTGACAGTACAAACAATCGGGTTGGCATTGGGAATGCAGCCCCCACCCAAGCCTTAGATGTAACTGGCGATATTGTAACCTCTGGCGGTGTCTACCTTGGCGGCACTGGGTCGGCTAATAAGCTGGATGACTATGAGGAGGGGACTTGGACGCCTGCTGTTGGGGGTGCGACTACCGACCCAACCGTAACTTATACCTCTCAAACAGGTTACTACACTAAAATTGGCAGAATGGTTCACATACAAATGTTTTTGAACTGCTCTGCTGTATCTGGTGGCTCTGGAGCAGTTAAAGTAACAGGCATTCCTTTTCAAACTTCTACAGCATCTAATTCGTATGGTGCAGCTCAAATAGAAATAATTGGTGTAGATATGCCTTCAGACAGAAACAATATCGCAGTAAGGCTGAACCCAAATTACGGACACTTTAGATTTGAGTTTCTTGACAATAGAGCAAGTACAACAAATGGAAGTAGCGGTGGTCTTCAAGTCAGTTCGCTTGGTAACAGTTTTAGGGTTCTGGGATCATTTACTTACATGACAGACGCATAACCACCCCTGTTGGATCACAGGGTAGTCAGTCCAAGCCATAAAGGAGATAAAAATGGCACTTTCAGAAGAAACAGTACAAGACAAAATAGAGATCGTAGGCGACTTCAAGCACGTTCAGGTGCGTACAGCCACGGTCATCAAGCGTGACGGTGTAGAGATCAGCCGTTCCTTCTCACGTCATGTTGTTGCACCAGATGCAGACATCACAGGTGAAAGCTCACAGGTTCAAGCCATTTGTGCGGCAGTACACACACAAGCGGTTAAGGATGCTTATGCTGCACACATAGCAGCGCAAGAGGTATAACTAATGTCAGGCTACATCGGCACAATACCCACGCCACAGGCAACCCAGACACGGCAGACGTTTGTAGCCACTGCGTCACAGACTACGTTCAACACGGCTGGCTACACGGCTGGGTTTGTTGACGTGTACATGAATGGCGTCAAGTTGGTTGATGGCACCGACTTCACTGCAACCAACGGCTCAACTGTTGTCCTTACGACAGGTGCAGCGGCGAGTGACATCATTGACATAGTTATGTTTACGGCGGTTGACCTTAGCACTGCGGTCGGTGGCGGCAGATATAAAGGTGAACGTGGAACACTTGGGCCAGCGGCGGCGAGTGGTGACATCTTTAGAGTGCATGAACAACAGCTAGATACCAATGTCACTATAGACGCAACTGAGAATGCACTTGCAGTTGGGCCTCTCACAGTAGCTTCTGGCGTCACTCTCACCGTCACATCAGGGGGGAACTTGAGCATTGTCTGAGATTAGAGCAACAACAATTAGTGATGCGGCTGGTACTGGGCCGATTACGCTTACGGGGCAGAGTGCTGCGAAGGCGTGGTGGAACGCAAACGGAACAGGCACAATAGCTATTAATGATAGCTTTAATTGCTCTAGCATCACAGATAACACAACAGGTGTTATAACGGGGAACCTCACTAGTTCAATGGCAAATAATGTCTA